GTCCCGGACTCCTGAGCTTGACGGCTCGGGAGTTCGGAGATGCCCAACCAACTACTCACTACGGACCTGATCGCCGACCGAGCGTTGATGCTCGTCACCGAAAAGTCCACATTCCTCCGCACGATCAATCGCGAGTACGACGACAGTTTCGCGAACAAGGCGGCAAAAATCGGCGACACCCTGCGTGTGCCGATTCCTCAGCACGGCAAATACCGCAAGGGCCGCGTGGCGGATCCCAACCCGCTTCAGACCATCACTCGTCAGGTGAAAGTGTTCGGTCAGCGCGGTTTCGAGATCGAGTTTTCGTCCGCCGAGCTCGCGTTGGATATCGAAGAGTTCGAGCGCCGGTATCTGTCGCAGCAAGTGGCCGACTTCGTCGTGAACCTCGAGGCCGAAGTGCTCGAGATGGCGGTGAAGGCGACGCCGAATCAGACTGGCCCGGTCAGCAGCGCGTTCACGAGCGCTAATGCGCTCTGGTACGCGAACATGGCCAAGAAGCTCATCGAGGACAACGGTGGGTTCAAGGGCACGAAGAGGATGCTCTTGGACAACACGGCGCAGTTGAACATGATCGATGCGCTGAAGGGCCTGTTCAACTCGCAGCAGCAGCTGAAGGTCCAGTACGAGGAAGGCGAGATGGGACGCGCCGCCGGATTCGACTGGAACTACACGACCGTGCTGCCGAGGGCCCCGCGCGGCGCTGGCTCTGGCTATCTCGTCAACGGTGCCAATCAGCGTGGCGGCAAGCTCACCGTCGACACCGGCACCGGCCCGATCTTCAAGGGCGAAATCATCACGATCGCCAACGTCAACGCCGTGCATCCGCAGACCAAGGCTGACCTCGGCTATGCGCGTCAGTTCGTCGTCACGGAGGACTACGCGGGCGGTGGGGGCCAGATCAGCATCTACCCCGAAATCATCCCAGACGGCTCGGAAAAGAACGTCACGGCATCGCCGGCCGACAACGCGGGGATCACCATCGTCGGCACGGCGAGCACGCCCTACAGCGTGTCGCTCGCCTACGTCAAGGACGCTTTCACGTTCGGGACGGTCGACTTGCCCGAGTATCCGGATCGTCCGTGCTCGCGCCGTGTCTATGACGGCATCTCGATGCGCGTCGCGCAGGGCTCCGACATGATCAACGACATCATCATGATGCGTTTCGACATCATGGCGGCGTTCGGTGCGCTGCGTCCGGAACTGGCGTGCCGTCTGGCACACAGTGGATCGCTGTCGGCGCCGGCCTAACCATCAGGAGAAGCCATCATGAGTCTTGCAAAATTGGTCGATATCTCGAATCGACACAGCGATTTGCGTGCGCTGGGTCCGCTTGGCACGCAGCAGGGCGTGATCGTCCCGTATCAGGCGGGCGGCGCGCTGACGCCGGGTCAGGTCGTCAAGTTCGGCTCTTCGGACGGTATCGTCGTGGCGAGCGCGGCCGAGACGGACCTGCACATCGGCATTTATGTCGGTGATGAAGTCGCAGCGGCGGGTCAGACTGTGCCGATCTGCGTGCTGGGACTCGCCAACGCAGTGGCGGGCGACACCGTTACCCGTGGTCAGCGCCTGACGGGCGAGACCACGTCGGGGCGCGTTGTTCCGGTCGATGCGAGTGCGGGTGAGGTTGTCATCGGCATCGCTCTTGCGAGCGGTGGGGATGGCGATACGATCCCGGTCCTCGTCGTGCCGAGCATCACGACGGAAGACACCGACACCTAATGGCAACCGTCGCGTCCATTATCGCGCGTTCGTTGCGGCTCATCGGGGTCCATGATCCCGGTGAGCCGCTTGCTGCTGATGATGTTGAGACGGGCATGGAAGTCCTCAACGCGATGTGTACGCGTTGGGAGGCGAACGGGAACGCGTTCGGATGGCGGAATGTATCTAACCCGTCCGATGAGATGCCGTCCCCTCCTGAACTCGATGCGTGCATCGCATATAACCTGGCGCTCGAACTCGCGCCAGAATACGACGCGAGCGTGCGGCCGGACGTTGCAGCACGTGCCGCGGAGCTGCTTGCTGATCTGCGACGCGATGTCGCAGTAGCAGCACCGATCGAGCCTATTCTCGACGTGCCGACGCAGAGTAGCGTAACGGGTGCGTGGCGACTGGGGTTCCCGGGTGACTGGTATGGAGGCTCGTGATGCTCCGTCTCGAGCCGCTGCAGATAGTAGACGGAGCGTACTCTGACGAGACGCGGCCCTACGATTCCCAGGACTGCGTCAACTACATTCCCGAGGTCGCGGAGAACGCGAACGCGCGTTCGCCGGCGATTCTTCGCGGTGCGCCTGGACTGAGGCTGTTTACGCAAGTAGGGGACGGCCCGATTCGCGGCATGCGTAATGTCGAGGGGCAACTGTTCGTCGTGTCAGGCACAGAGCTCTATCGCGTGGCGGCGAATGGCACCGCTACTAAGCTAGGCGCGATCCCCGGCAGTCGGCGTGTGTCGATGGCGCACAACCAAGTTGCAGGCGGCAATCAACTCATCGTCGTAAACGGCGGCTCGGGCTACGTCTACGACACCTCGACCAACACGTTCTCGAAAATCACCGACAGCGACTATCCAGGCGCGCGGGTCGTCGACTACATCGACGGCTATCTCGCGCAGCTCGAGCCAAGCCGAAAGAAGTGGTTTCACTCGGACTTGTCGGATGCGAAGTCTTACGAGGGTCTCGATTTCTATGAGGCCGAGGCGCTACCGGATGACATCGTGTCGCTGATGCGCGTGCATTCGGAGCTGTGGGTGTTCGGGCGCGAAACGATTCAGCCGTTCGTGAACACCGGCGCAGCGCAGGGCACGTTCGCGCCGGCCGCAGGAACGACGATCGAAGTCGGCTGCGCTGGGGAGTTCACTCCGGCCCGCATGGATAACTCCGTGTTCTGGCTCGGATCAGATGGCATCGTCTATCGCGCGTCGGGCTACTCTCCGCAGCGCATTTCGACGTTCGCGATGGAGCAGGCGATCAAGGGTTGCGACTGGTCGAAAGCGTTTTCGATGGTGTTCGAAGATCGCGGGCACAAGATCTACTACCTTACGTTCCCGGACGGGCACACGTGGGGCTATGACGCAGCGACGCAGCGCTGGCATCGCCGCGAGTCATACGGTCTCAATCGCTGGCGAGCGAATGCGCTCATTCATTGGCGCGGGCAGTGGATCGCCGGCGACTGCGACAATGGGCGTCTCTATACGCTCGATTGGGATCACTACGCCGAGCACGACCGACCGTTGATCGCGCGCCGTAGAACGGCGTTCCTGCAAGACGAACAGAACAAGCTCACGCTGTCGATGTTCGAACTGATCATGAATACAGGCGCCGCGCCGTTCGGGATCGATGATCACTTCGTCTCGCTGCGCTATTCAGATGACGGCGGTTACAACTGGTCGAACTGGAAAACGGCGAGCCTGGGCGCGACCGGGATGTACGCTCAGCGCGTGAGGTTCAAGCGCCTGGGCGCCTTCCATAATCGCGTGTTCGAAATTCAGGTGTCATCGCCTGCGCGTCGAGATTTGATGCGCGCGAGCATTCATGTGAGGGGCGCATGATCGCGGTGTTTGAGAGCTTCCTGCCGAATGCCACGCAGGTGCGCGAGCTCGGCTTGACTGCGCCGTATACCGACTGGCGTGCACCGGACGGCGAGGTCTATCGCCGCGTCTGTTTGACGGACGTTCCAGGCCTGCGTAAGCGCATCGAGCACTTCATGGGGCCGGTCGAGATGCTTGGCATGGGCTATCGGCTGAACTTCGGCGGCGAGATGCCGAATGCCGCGATTCACAGCGACCTCGGCTGGGGAACCCATGCGCTGGTGCTGTATCTCAGCGAAGGCGACAGCGGGACGGCGTTCTGGCGACATCGCGCGACCGGCGCGCGGCGCATCGATGTCGGAGATGTCGATCTGTACGCGCAGATCTGTGATGACTGGAACGACGAGAACGCGTGGGAGCAGACGCGCTTTGTGGCGATGAAATTCAATCGCGCGCTCATCTACGAGTCGGCGATGTTCCATTCGCGCTATCCGTTCTATGCATTCGGCGATGGATATCTCGATGGTCGCCTGATCGCGGTGGCGTTCTTCACGCCGCGGAGACTGCATTGATGATCCGGCGCGCGACAGAAGCAGACACCCCGCGCATCCTCGAGATGGGGCGGCGGTTCTTCGCGACGACGCTCTATGCGCAGTTCGCTGAGTATCACGAAGAGACGGTGCTGCGTCTCATCGATCTGATGCGCACGAGCGGCGTGCTGCTCGTGAATGACGCAGGCGATCGCATCGATGGAATGGTCGGCCTCCTAATCGCGCCGTTCCTGTTCGACTCGCGTCGACTTGCGGCGTACGAGGTCATGTGGTGGGTCGAACCCGATGCGCAGGGCGCAGGTATCGGACGAGCACTGCTCGAAGCGATCGAGCCGGCGTGCCGTGAAGTTGGTGCCGTCGCAATCCAGATGGTGCGCATGGCAAATAGTCCGCCGAGCGCAGAGCGCTTGTATGAGCGCTGCGGATATCACGCCAGCGAGTTCAGTCACACGAAGATCCTGGAGAGCATCCAATGGGAGCCGTGACAGGAGCCGTTCTCACAGCGGCGGGAGCTGTGCATTCCGCTAACCAACAGCGAAGAGCGGCCAGGGAAGCCGCGCGCGGCGCGCGTGAGGCTGCGGATCTCGCGCAGCGCCAGTACGAGCAGACGCGTCAGGATCTGATGCCCTACATGCAGTCGGGCGAGCGCGCGCTCGGTCTGATCGAGCGCATGAATGCGGGTGACTACTCTCAGTTCCAGACCTCGCCCGACTACGCGTTCGCGCGCGATCAGGGCATCAAAGCGCTCGATCGCTCGGCCGCTGCACGCGGCACGCTGTATTCGGGCGGACAGCTCGCATCGCTCGCGGACTTCGCGGGAGGTCTCGCGACGCAGAACCTGAACAACTACTACAACCGCCTGATGCAGCTCGCAGGACTCGGCCAAAGCTCTGCGGCTGGTGTCGGCAGTGCAGGAATGACGATGGCGGGGCAGGCCGGCGCCGCGTACCAGAATGCGGCAGATGCTCGCGCAGCAGGCCGAATCGGCGCGACCAACACCTACGGTCAACTCGGCGAGCAGCTCGGCAGGGCGTTCGGTCGCTGGTGGGAGCAGCGACAGGGCTCTGGCTACGACATCGAGCCGATCACGGCCGAGCAGTGGCAGAGCGCATATGAGCAGATTCCAAAGGCGGATCCCTATGCGTGGAGGCGTAGCTAATGGCTAGCATCCTCAGCCTCATTGCTCAACCGATTGCGCCTGACATCGCGGGCGCATTCGAGCAAGGGCGCGCCCAGGCGCGACAGATTGAACGCGAGCGCCTGATGGATCAGGAGCTGCGCGCGAAGCTCGATCGCGAGAATCGATTCCGCGAGCTGGCGGGCCGCGCATACGGCGCGGCATCACCGATCGAACGCGAGCAGACTATCTCGCAAGCGGCCGCGATCGATCCGCAAGGGGCCGCACATCTCGGCCAGTCGCTGGGCTCGTTCGAGGATCGCCGCAAAGAGCGGCTCGGTATCATGGCCAGCGCGCTGACGAATTCGCCAGAGCAGCTGCGTCCGCTCATCTATCGATCGATGCTCCCCGAACTTCGGCAGCTCGGACTGCAACCGCCCGACGAGTACACGCCCGAGATCGACGCAGTCGCGCAGCAGCTCGCTGCTGTTCTGACCGGTCAGGGCGGCACGCCCGCGCAGCTGCGCTACTTCCAGGCGATGACACAGGGCATGTCGCCGGAAGATGTCGAGCGAGCGCGGCGTGTGGCACTAGGCATCGAGGCACGCCCCACCTCGGCCGGCATGTCGATGCAGAAGATCGTCGGGCCAGACGGGCGAGAATACGCCGTCGTATTCGATCCGCGCACGGGGCAGCCGCGATCGGTGTCGATGGAGGAACTGTTCGAAAATCTCGGCGCGCCTCCGTTCGCAACGTCGCCGATGATGAATGCGGGCGCACCGAGTGAAGCGCCTGCGCAACCGGCGGCGGCGCCCATGAGCGCGCTGCAAACGCCGGTCGCGAGTCCGACACCGGAAGAAAGGAAGCGCCTCGAAGCGCTCGGCACGGAGCGTGGACGGCAGCAAGCGGAGGCTGACCCGTTGCCGGGGAGTCAGGAATTCCGGGAGCGCCGCAAGGCGGAAATCTCCGGAAGACAGTTATTGCGTCGCGCCGAAGAGCAACTGGGAACTATCGAGCGGGTTGCCTCTAACCTGAAGTCGAGAGCAGGTCTCGTGACGACTGGCTTCATCGGTAGCTTGTCGTCCGCTGTTTCTGGCACGCCCGCGCATGACTTCGCGACGGATCTGAACACCCTGAAGTCGCTCATTGGTTTCAGCGAACTGCAGGCGATGCGCGACGCGTCGCCGACAGGCGGTGCATTGGGTCAGGTATCGGAAATGGAGAACCGGCTCTTGCAGTCTGCCTGGGCATCGCTCGAGCAGTCGCAGTCGCCTGAGCAGTTCCGCCGCAATATGGAGATTGTCATCGATCGCGCCCGTCGTGCGTGGCGCAACGTGCGCGAAGCCTACGAGGAAGAGTTTGGGCGGCCGATGGCTCGGCAACCGCGGCCTGGACTGGCACAGTCGGGCGCGACACGTGGCGAGCCGGTGCGTGTCAACTCGCCGCAAGAGCTCGATGCGTTGCCGAGCGGCACACGGTTCATTGCCCCCGATGGTTCCGTGAGGGTCAAACCGTGAGCGCAAATTGGTGGGACGCGTACCCCAAGGCTGACGAACAATCGCCGAGCCAACAGCAGAACTGGTGGGATAGCTATCCCGTCGCGGATTCGCAGGACGCGCGCCCTCGCGTCTACGATCCGTTCGCAAACGATGAGCGCGCACTACCGCCGCTGCCTGGCGAGGAAGTCGAGGAAGTGCGCTACGACAGGCCGTCGCGTCCGTCTTATTTCGAGCGTGTGCGCCAGGCGTTCTTGGCACCTGCAACGACCGAGAGCCCGCAGAACATCGGTGAGTACATCGGCAACGTGCCGGTGATCGGGCCGCTGTATGGGCTCGCGGAAGCGGGAACGACGCTTCTCACGGGCGCGGCGGCGTTGCCGCTCGCGTCGATCAAAGGCGCGGTGACGGGACGCGAGCCAACGAGCGAGGACATCGCGCGGTTCACCTATGAGCCGCGTTCTCAGGCTGGCAGAGCCGCGCTCGGCATCCTCGGCGCAGTCGC